TTGAAGGTTGAATACGATGTTCCTTAATTTCAAAATTTACAAACATTAAAAGAGCTACTACGACTTCCATTAATGTTCCGTATTTCCGTTACTTCTTACTTTGTCTTTAAGAACTTCTATTACTGCTAAAATTTTATCTACATCTTTTTGTAGTCTTAAAATATTAACTGCATTATGTCTTGATTCTTTAATTTCTAACTGGATGTACTCAACATCTCCTAATAAACTTTCAATTAATAAAAATTGTTCTGAATCGGCTGGAAGTGAGCCTAATTCTCCTCTCGGCCATTTGATTGAAAACTCAACTGCTTTATCTAAATCTTTTTGAATTAAAGTATTATCTGTTTCTAGTTTATTAATTCTTTCTATAATTCCAAAATAAGACCACACAAAAATTCCTGACGCCAGAATTATTGAAAGCATATTTCTCATTGGCATACTTATTGCTGTGTTGTCTGATACTCGCATTTAATTCGTTTTCTTCTCATTATTTTTTCTTAATTAAACCTGTAGCTTTAATTCCAAAAATTGCACCAATGACTGCTACCCATATACTTTGAAACCAAAATGGAAGATTGGCAAATTTCTCAAAAAATAAATCTACTTTGATTTGTATATCTGGGTCATCTGAAAATACTGACCAAGCTAATAAAAGTATTGGAATGGAAATTAAAATAAGTACAAATTCATCTTTCCAGTCATTTTTCTGATTTTCTAAAATTTTGCCACTATACTCAATTTTTCCTTGAGCCATCTTTTCAGCGTGTCTTAATTGAGCATCGGACATATATGCTTTTGTTCGTTGTCTATTTTGGTAAATATGGCTTCCTGTTTTCAGAGCCATTTTTGCTAAACTAAACCATATCATTATGTATTTCTTGAACGATTAGAAGATTTAGAACGTATTCTTAAATTACTTCTACTATTGTTTTTAGGATTTCCGTCTTTGTGGTCTACGTCTTTTCCTTTAATTCTTTTCACTCCCAGCTTCTTTTTCATTATTCTTCTAGCTAAGACTCTGCTTGAACGATTTTTTCTTTGTTCAGGCCGAGAGTGATAATTGTCGTATTCTTTTCTATAGTTTCTAGCCATTACAAAACATTAGATGCTTTCACTTTAGCTTCTACGTCTGCTCTATATGCACTATCAGTTGAGTATTTAGGATTGTTAATATCTGCTAACATCTCTCCTACTGAACGATATGCACCTTTTGAGGTATCAGCTTTTTCGCCTGAAAATAAAGAAGGTTCTTGATTTACAGAATTGTATTTAGCTTGAATACCTGAAATAGCTAATTGAGCTTGGTCTAAAGTTCCACTATCCATCGTATCATTAAAAGCTTTTACTTCATTATCAGCTAAATTATCTGAAGCCCATTTAACGATTGTGTCGTATTTTTCTTTTCCACCCACTACTGAATGAATTGTACCAACGTGCTTATCTGCTAAAGCTTGTTGGCCTGAGATATAACTATCAACTAAAGTTTTATCTAAACCTTTGCTAGCTAAATCTTTATAAGATTTTTCAGATATAGTTCCATTCTTCTCATATTCAGAATAGTAATTGTCTAAGCCTAAACCAGTAGCTTCCTCAACTTTTTCTTTATTTATTTTAAGTTGGTCGGTTGTACTTTTTTCATTTTCATAAGATTTGTCTTCTTCTTTAGATGAAAATTTCTTTTCTAGTTCACCATAAGCTTTTGCTAATTCTTCCGAGCTAGCAAATTTTTCTGGCAACCATTCAGGTCTAGTCTCAGAAGTCTCACTTGTTTCCTCACTAGGAGCTTTTTGAGCTTCTTGTTGAGTCTTGTCCTGTTCTTCTAATGTAGGATTTTCTTCTACATTTTTTATTTCTATTTTATCTACCATAATATTATTCCTCCGTTTCTGGTAAGCCTTGTTGTCTTGCTAGTGTTTTTCCAATAGTTTCAGGAGGTATATTTCCTGCTATTGTTGCACCAGCGTTAGTTACAGCTTGAGACTGTTCCATCTCCAACTGTTGTTGTTGTTTTGCCTGCACTTCTGCTTGAAGTTCTTCAGGTGATTTAATTAAACCTTTGACTTCAATTCCATCCGCTATAGCTAATCTAGCTATTGCTTCAGATAAATTTACGTGCTGACCGATTGATTCAGCTCCTAATGTACCTGCTAATGTTTGTAAAAATTGTACTAATCTATTTCTATCATTACCTCTTCCTAATGCTTCAAGACCTGTAACTATTTTTGGTCTAACTACATTTTTAGGAAGCTTGGGTAACTTTCCTGCTTTTTCTAACATCGCTATTTTTCTTCTAACAAATGGTAATTGAAATTCTTGAGATAAAATTCCATAAATTCCACCTAAACTTGATTGTAATTCGTCAGCCGTTAATCTTACTTCTTCTGCTGTAGTTCTTTCACTATCTCTAATAACAGAAGCATTTAATAAAAATGCGTAAGATAATCTATGCTCTATACTAGCGGCAGTATCTTGAGCCACTCTGAAGTCTGCAAATTTCTGAACTTGTAATACTGAAATATCATCAGCTCTGCCTTCGATGATTGCTCCGTTTTCAGCTTGTGCTATAGCTCTGGCACGAGTTGTACCATTTGGTGAAACCATAAAAAGAGTTTTAGCTGAGGCTGAAGAGCCTTCAACTATAGCTTTTGTTAAATTCTCAAGTGACTTAAGGTCTCCAAGATATTCTTCAGCATATGACCTGCCGTAGTTTTCTCCATCAACTCTAATCATTCTTAGAGCCATATATGGAGTTTTATCTACCGGATAAGAACCAGAAGATTCAGGAATTTCTATTCCTTTTACTTCCTGCATTACTATAAATTTATTCTTTGTTCTTTTTACACAAGTATATAAATCACAGCTACTATCTCCGATGTCTTCAGGATTTGTATTTTTATAAATTACTTCTCTTATATTTTCAGGAAGAATATTAATATTAATTGTTTCTTTAGTTATTATTTCTATAACATTACCCATTGGGTCACGCTTACAAACATATCTATCTAAAGGAAAAACTCTTAATCCTTCTTTATCTACGAATAATAAACAATTTCCACCTACCACAAGATGTTTAAGACATTCGAATAAAGCAACTCTATCTGATGAAATTTCTATATCTTCCATCACTGCTTTTTCTACTTCTACTAACCCTTTATCAATTTCAGTTTTTAAATTCTCGTCAGCTTCAATTTCTTTGAGAGCAAAGTTGTTTATGGAAAATCTAAAAAAAGGTGCGTTAGGTGGGAGTAATGTTAATAATAATTTGGATGCTAAGTTGTTTACGCCTCTAGCTCCAATTCCTTGATATGGAGTATTGTAGCGTGTAGTCGAAGAGTGTCCTTCATCTGGTATAAGAGTAGGAATAGTAAACTGAGCACAGTCTCTACCTCTTTCTAAAAAGAGTTCCCTATCTCTAGCGTATTGGTTATATCTTCCTTCTATTGTTTTGGAATCATAACCTACGCCATAAGTATCACTAGCCATTTATATTTTATAATCCACCAATAATAGGTATTCGTAATTTTGACGAACCAACTCTTTTTCTATCGTAAGAGCTAGCTTGATTTAAACTTCTTCCATCTGCTTCACTATATCCAGCAGGTCTAGCAGTAGCTTGCGTTTGACTTGTATTAGGCGGAGCTACCGGAGCTGGCATTACCATAGGAGGCGGAGTTGGGATAGAAGGTCTAAAAATTGAACCACACATAATTATTTCTTCTCCAATACGTTTTCTGATTGTTGTTTAAGTTTTTCGTGTAAAAAATTAACTACACTTCTTTGACCACTTCTGAAGCAAATTTCCTTGTACTCCATCGTAATTGGTGGAGTTCTTTCAGGAAAAAGTCCATCAAGAGCATCCAGTAAATCTTTAGAGATTACTGGTAGTTTTATGTCATCTATTATCTTTTTAATATTTTTTGTCATAAACTATCTAAAGTGTCCTTTTCATTTTTTATAATCTCTCTCTTTAACCATTTCTAAATAGTGAATGGCTTTATCTATATCTACTTCTTTACCTTTTTTATGATGTCTACAGATATATTTAATAGCGTTACCCTCAGCAAAAAGGATTTTGTTTTCATTTATAAACTCAGCCGGCTGTATTTTAAAAGAAGAGTAGTGAGTACCATTAACTTGTCTTTCTAAGGAATTGTACTTCACGCCTTTAAATATATCTTTATTTGTCATTTGCATTTACTTTCTAATTTATTAATCTTTGTCATCATTTTTCCCATT